TGCGTACGTATAACAAGCTTAAACGGACCAGGCGGCTTTTGCACGTAATAGGTTGTATTGTGCATAGTCTGCCCATTATGGCGTCCATATGTAGTACCATCAACACTACGGTAAAGCTTGCTTCCATTATGCTCTACACCATCAATCTTTATACTCGGTTTACTTTTTCTAAATTTACGTTTTTTATTTTTTCCGTTACCATAATCATTCCAGTGAACTTTAAACTTAACCCATCTAGGTTCATATGCATCACTAACTTGAGTTACGACCTGCTCAACTTCTCCTGTATCAGGATTTGTTACAGTATCGATAACAGTAGCTCCTTCTTCAAAAACAGCAAATCCTTTACCATCTGCTGCATCTGGACTATATACAAAACTCCCTTTATATGTACTTGAGAATCCTTCTATATCAGAGAAATCATCAGAATTTGCAATCTCGTAGAATATAGTTTCAGTTTTAACACCAGCTTCATTCCGTATTTCAACTGTTAACGCTTTTCTAGCGGTAGTTGGCGTTACTTCATACATCTGAAAAGATCTACCTCTACGTACTTCTTGCCCATCTATCTTCCATACAATATCATCCGCAGGTACAACCTCTTGCGTTTCAGGGTTTGTGTAACTTACAGGATTATGTACATAGAATAGTGGATTATCACCGGTGAAGAATCTATATATAGGATTTATACCGTGTAGAGCTGGCCATTCATGATTATCACGTCGAATGAGATCATTACTTAAATCTTTAGTAGCATCTGTCGAGCCTCCGTAATCAGCTAACATTCCCCAGTTCGCAATGTATATCTTATTCATTCTAGGATCACCACTTGGTGGCGGTGCTATAGGTAGTTTAAGAGCAGCGGGTATCGGTAAGAGTTCATATATTGTATCATCTACTAATTCTTGTAAATCTTCATAATCTAAACCTCGACCTTGAGCTGGTCTTGGGAACCTTGGATTACCATCAGTAAGATTATTAGTGATCATAAACCTATCATTAACTAATAAGATATCTTGAGATATATCAATACCGCGAGATCTAGCTAACTGTAATGCTGATAGCTTATTCTCTCTATCGATCTGCTTTTGATAATCTTCTACAGATAATGTTTTCGATATAGGTGGTATTGATTGTAAAGTCTTTTGCTCTTCAACCATTTTCGCTGTTTTAGCTGCTATAGATTCTGGTGTATCACCAGGCATAGGCATAGCAGAAACAGTAAACATATTTTTTAAATAACGGTTCTGAAACTTCTGCTTCAACCTGTTATCTCTACGCTTACGTCTTTTTGCTCTAAGCTTTTTGAAAAATCCCATGCCTACCTCACAACTTTAAATATTGTATTACATGAAAAGTATTCACGTTGATTAGTATATTGACGGTGATCGATACGTACATCTACTCTATATAAACGCTCTGGTAATAAACTATTCATCCAGAGATTAAAATAGTTACCGGAGCTATCTAAACTAATTTTTGTATATGTAGTATTAAATGGTATGATAGTTTCATTTGTTGCAACATCAATTATTGAGTAATATGATGATGATGGTATGTAATTAGGCGATGGTGTAGTTGCAGTTGTTCCATACGTTTTAACAGGATACAACTCTCTACCTATTAACCTTACTCTCGCTTTCTCATCTTCCTTATATTCACTACGCAGGTTAGTTGTAAATACACCTATATGATCTTGTGATAGCAGGGTTAATGATCCAGTAGTAAATTGACTATCATCCCATCGTACTTCTAATCTAGGTGAGAATATAGTATGCGTCTCTTTAGAGAAATATTTTAATGAGCCATACCTAGTTCCATTAGTTTCTTCTGATCCAGATCTCTGAATTAACATACCGTTATTTTGGTACGCTAATGGACCGTTCACCCAAGAGCTAGTTATAATATTTGATACATCCATTTCGATATCATATGATGTGTTACTAAACGTTTGCGATACAGCATAACCTGATTCTGTTACAGCTGTTGCTCCTGGTGTAGCCCATTCACTACCAACCGTAGCACCATCTCTATATTTCCAGCTAACGCCTTCTTGTGTGAGTGGTAGATATGTCGATTTACCTATCCCCATATCCCATGACTGCGATATTGGAGCAACAGAGAGTGTATAAGAATATGGTATCTCATCTTGAGTTGAGTTATATATTTTTAAGAAATATACTGGATCATTACCATCTGATCCGCTTATCTCTCCTGACACGATGGATTGAGATATAGGTGTTGTATCGAAATCAATAAGTATTCTAGTGTTTGATACACCAGGCTGTAGTGATGAAGATACAATTTTAGTTAACTCTAATATTTCATCTATACCAGTGTTAGTTTTATCTGAATTCTCATATATTGTTGCATCTCTCGATGGAAAAATTGAATAAATCATATCGCACTACCTTAATACGTTACAACTCGACCTCTAATATCTGTATCTGGATATTTTATCTCGAATACAGAAGGATCAAGTGATGGGTACACTACCCCTTTATGTGTTGCAGATTCAAATGAATATCTATTACCGGAATAACCTTCAGCTGCATTATAATAGTTAATTAACTTAACATCAACAACTGATTGTACACCGCTAACTTCTGCTAATGCGATGTATATATCTTTTATTATTATCGGAGTACTAAATGATATTTTATCTATATTAAACTTATCTTTTAAAGCTTGCACACATTTCAATAACACAGCTTGTGAATTTTGATTTGCTAATACTGTTATTTCGAAATCAACTCCAAAATTAATAATATATCCATCCTTAATATTTATAGCGTCAGTTAACATTCTATACTGTGATAAATACGTTTTAATATTACGTTTTGTTGCATTATTAACCGCTGTTAAGTTCTTATCTCGATCATACCCTAAAACATACATATTAACTGCTAACGGATTACTTGTTGTAACTAAACTCTTATTTTGACTGATTAATTGTTCATCAGATGCAATATATGCTTTAGTTATATTACCAAACTTACTCGGTAATGATAAAGCGCGGACAATGTAATCTTCTTTCGTCACCATTCTATTTTGAGTACTAAAGTTAGCAAGAGCATTATTCTTAACATCTTCTAACGACTCAATACTTGTACCACCTGTTGCAGGTAGAGGATTATTCACTTGTAAAGAATTTGCTGCAGTTTCTTTTAATCCTATCTGCAGTGCTTTACTCCCATCAAATGCAATGTTTTTTGACTTAACACTTGTTATAGACTTACTTGGTACATTTGCATCTAATCCGTATCCAACAATATATGTAACTGTCAATGTAGTATTATATGGTGATTGTCCATACGTGTTAGTGTATAAGAAATTTGCAGGATCGAAAGATGTATCTAAATTATTAACATTACCAGGTAATGGTGATCCTACATTCTCAGGATTAGGTATTATTTCTTCATCTGGATTAGAAGATATACCTGATCCGAATTGCAATTCGATTTTATCATCTGCTGTTATGCGTGTTATAAATCGACGTGCTGTTTTCTTTAGCTTTAATATATACGGAGCATCAACTGAATCTTGATTCATTACAGGATCTTGAGCCGCTGAATTAACTGATTCAGCAAACATAGTATCTTGAGCTAAATATGGTACCTCATACCATGAATTACCATCACTATCAATCACTGATTCTATTGATAAGATATTACTATCATCTACTAGTATTTTTAAATATGGCTCTGCTGCACCGACAGTTATAGCTTTTGTCTTTATCTCACCACTTATAGTAGGAACGGATTTCTTTAATAAATACTGCTCTGGTTGACCTGTACTGTTATTAATTTGATATACAGATACATCAGTTGGTGATGTAGAGCTAGAGTGTGCGAAGTTAACAGCTGTAGGTGTTCTAAATACGATATTAGATGGTGTTGTAAATTGTGCACCTTGCTGCAGTGTAAATGCGTAATCAAAATTAGGACGTGAATCTACACCTGTACCTATACTAGGTACTAATTGGAATATATCTACTACAGCGTTTGCTGCAGATGCAATTTTTGGTTTATATCCAAAAGTCTGTGCTATATTATATATATTCTTTTTTTCTTGAGCATGCTGTAGCATAGTCTCTTTCATTGCATAATCTGTGTAATATGAAAGTACATCTCCTACATACGATGCCATCTCAATAAACATCATACCTGGTGACGCTTCATTGAAGTCATTATACGTCTTAGGAAAATAATTTTTCGCAAACTCAACAAGGTTACCTCTGAATTCAGAAAAATCCTTATTGATATATTTTACATCTTTTTTAACTTTTGCCATGATTACATCCTAACACTTATATCTAAAATTTCTGCAATATCTAACTCTTTAACTTTGTAACTAACTGAAATATTCGCTGTATTATCATTAAATTGTACGTTTACATCCTGTATAGTAACGTAAGGCATCCACTCTTGAGCAGCTTCTCGAATAGCTTGTAATGCTAACGGTGATATATTATGCTCAATCGCAGGCTCATATAGTAAACCATATAATCCAGATCCGAATGAAGGGTGCATTATCCTTTCACCTTTCATAGTTAAGATTAAATTCTTAAGATTCGTATGTATTTGATCACTAGTTAGATAGTTTAATTTAAACCCACCTGCTCCTGCATTCATAGGTAATCCAACGCCGATTGCTACATCGTTTTTAAAATCTAAAGGATTTATCTTCTTGTTAGGCATAGTATACTTTAATTAGAATCGCTTTACTAATTCTGAATAATCACGCGTTAATGCTTTCATTACATCTGTTGTTATATTGTTTGGATTCATCGGTGCACCACTAATATCCTTATCAGGTATAGGATTAGAGTTCATAGGATTCTGCATTGCTGCAAATCCAGCTCTCGCATCTGACGAGTTAAACGTTTTTAGCGTATCGTAATCTGTTGATTGAACTGTTTCATTAAGTATATCATTTAATGCAGAGTTTGTAGTATATTGCTTAGTCTCTCTTACCTCCGGTACAGGTTGCTGCACCTCCATAAAAGAAGCGTTCTTTGCAGATTGCTCTGCTAATACACTACGCACTTGCTTTTGAACTTCCTCTTTAACGAGTTTACGAATTAATTGTGCTAATTGTTTTGATTTCATATATTCTCCTGTACCATCGTATAATAAATATACGCGTATTGGATTTACTGTTTCATATTATCTATATTATTTTTAATCTGTTGTACTTGACTTTTAACGGATGCTGCTTCATTATAAATCATATTGAATTGGCCTGCGTTATTTGATGGACTTGTAGGAGATCCAGGTGGACCTGATATCATAGTAGATGTTGCAGAGTATAATCCTTGATCACTTACTTTACCAGCTATCGTTATAACATGATCACACAATGCTGCTATCTGATCTATTAATGTAGATACATCAACCGCCCACTTCGATGTAGATATACCTACTTCAGTAGCACTTGAGAGTACTATATCCTCTTCTCTTGTAT